CGGACAACCCTGAGGCTCTTAAAGTACAAGAACTACAACGTGCCTTAGCCAGGACTAAAATTAAAGATACATATGATAACGGACAGTACCGCACTACCGTAAATATGGCAGCAGAAGCCCATGAAGAAAAGGACGTTGGCGAAAAAGAAGCGGACATGAACGGTACAAAAAATAACCTGCGTGAATATGATAACACCCAGTTTGATGATAGTGCATATGGTTTACGTGATATCGAAGAGGTTGCTACCGCTACCGATACAGACACACCGTCTGTAGGACATCCACTTGTGATGCATATGCCGTCAGAATCTGTAATTCCAGTACATGTACCCGGTGACCTTAAAATGCATGTTGGGTACTTAGTACTGTTAGATAAGTTAGGTAACCCTGTCAGCCGTCACGATTTAATGAACACGACACAGGCATGGTCATGGATTAATGGTGATGCTACATCGTCACTTATTAAGTCAGCGGCGGAAGGCTTAGGGCTAGGCGGTGAGACTCAGGAGAAGTGGACTATTTCTAAACTGACAAACAGTTACGCTGATCTAGTAGAACGTAAACTTATTAATAGTATTAATAATGGTGTGTATGGTGACTCAGCCACTGTAGCGCGCCCACAGGAAGTGTATCGTATCATGATGGCACGTTCACTGGCTAAGAAGTCTACTCAAATACTCTATATCCCAAGTGAGCAATTCTCTTACTATGCATTCGATTACACGGATACTGGTATTGGACGTTCGCTGACAGATAAGAATAAGATTATCACGGCTGGTCGTGCGGCATTACAGTTTGCTACATTACAGTCTTCAATACTTAATGCTACACGTAATATGGATTATACTATTACACTTGCACCAGAAGACCGTGAGCCTGAGAAAACTATTGATGATGCACAACATCGTATCATGCAGGGATATGGTGGTAGAATACCTTTTACAGGCAGTATCAATGACATGGAAGCTTACTTTACTAATGCTGGTATCTCATTTAATATTGAAGGTAATGATTACTACCCGTCGACTAAGATTGCGGTGAGTGACAATACCCCTGATTATAAAGTACCTGATGAAAGCATCGATAAAGAACTTGCTCGACGTAACTACCGTGGATATGGTATTGATCCCGATCTTGTTATGGATAATACTTCTATAGAATTTGCAACTCAGATTCTATCTAAGGATTTACTTGCTACCAAACAGACATGTAAGTTACAGGAAAAGCTAGCGCCGTTAATGACACACTTTACTAAGACGTACATTATTAGTTCCGGTACACTACTTGAGAAATTAGCTAAGGAAGTTACCGACTATTATAGTGCTAGTTCTAAGAAGTTGCAAAAGGGTGAGATTGGTAAATCAATTAATATCTTCTTAGGTTCTTTGAAGACGACTCTGCCACCACCTGATATGTCTATGTTAGCTAGTCAGATGGATTCATACAAAGAGTTCTCTGAGGCTATTGATGAGATTATAGCTGTTAATGTGGATGAAGACTTCTTATCTGATAGTGGATTGGATATAGACCTTCGTCGCGCACAAAGTATGTTGGGTAACTATGCTAAACGTGACTGGTTTAAACGTAATGGTGTGGAAACAGTTATCACTAATATGTTTGAGGAGACAGGCGAAGCTAGACAAGATATGATTAAATCTATTGCTGATGATAATGTTAAGATTGCTGAATTAATTCTGATGGCTATAAAACGAACAGACAAACGTGTTACAACAGTTGCTGAGCGTTATACTGAAGAAGAAGACAGTGAATTTAGCAGTGATGGACTTGGTGAAGGAGAAGGTGGTGAGGGAGACGGTGATGGCCTTGGTGGAGATGACTTTGCTGGCGATGATACTGGTGGTTCTGGTTTTGACGATGACGCTATCGGCGGTGGTGATGGTCTATCAGATACTGACGAAGGTGGGAGTGATGATATTGAATCGGAGGAAACCGATGGCAATGTAGAGGAGGAAGAAGAGGAACTATAGTTTATCTTTTTCACCCGATGACAAAAAAAAAGAGGGGCGCTAAGCCCTTCTTTTTTATTTGTTAATCAATTACAATGCTTTAACTTTAATAATTGGTGTTGTGTCGGTACCTGCCAATATTAACAATTGGTTACCTACAGGGTCAATCATAGTCATGTTAGCCATTGATAACTTAGTGTTACGGTAATGGATAACTTTCATACATGCCGCGTGGAATACAGGTGCCATTTTATAATCTACTAATGACGGGTCTGTACCTTTATCAATTTGTAAGCTATCAGCCACTAACTCACCTGATGCACGTACTGCAACATGCTTAACACCGTACCATACGTATTTAACATCGTCAGTGTCTTGATACGTTGGGTATAAGATGTTTTTACTTTCTTTATCTGCACGTTCCTCATCCGTGATAGCGTGTAAGTTATTATTGATGTATTCTTTTTCCATAGAGGTCCAAGTTTTATACATGTCAATATTGTCTGGATCTTTTAGGTATTCTTCACAATCATAAAAGTCATTAATGAAGCTACCAATTTTAAATGTTTCCTTGGTTGTCATTGCTAACAGGTTATTGAATAAGAATGTTAATGTGTCGTTTAGATTCCATAAGAAGTTAGTATCGTTGTAAGCTGACTCGCCTTCAGTTTCAAATAACTTCTCTTGTAACTTAACTAATACATGATGGTATTCTTCGAACGTGCGTAACACTTGACGATCACCTAATATCTCTTTCATTACCGTAGGTAGTGCAAAAGGACGATATTGAGTTACATTAATAACTGTATAGTCTGCCTTAGGTGACGCAGCGATTGCTAAATCAACCGCAGATAGACGGCGGTCTGGATTACAGTAACTTAGCTCGCCATGATACATTACTTTCGATTCAGGTAACTCTTCTTCAGTAATAGGGTCTGGCATTAAGCGGAAATCAACTTGTGGTACTACGATCTTACCAGTTGATGATTTTGAGATAGCTGAACGTACTAACTCATGTTCTAGGTAATCTTCCATATCTTTCTCTGATTTATGTTCAAGTAATTCTTCAACAACACCATCAGATGTTGCAACGTGGTAAGGTCCATAACGCTGTGGGTCAAATACTGCGTTAACTGACTCAGGTGTTTTAAGCGGTGACTTACGTACAGGTGCGCAGTTCTCTAAACGAATTGCGGCACGACGGTCTGTATCAACAGGTTCACGGACGGCACGCTGATGCGGTTCAACGGTAACACGGTCTTTTGTACGGTACGATGGTGCGGCTTTGTCAGTTGATGCGCCACGTGAAGATGTACCACGTGAACGAGGTGAGCCAGTGTAACCACCACGGTCACGACTGTTATGTGAGTCGCGACCACCACGGTCACGTACGTCACGTGAACCACGTGAACGATTATCACGACTATCACGTCGACCACCTGTACTGCGACTTCCACGTTCGTAGTCACGTAGCTTATCTTCTACAAGTTGCACCTTATCCGCAAGCTTAAGTATTTTGTTGTAGTCGCCGTCAGATAGTTGATCTGACAACGCACGATCACTTACGATAATGTATGCGGCAGATATATCTAAGGCTGTATACACCATTTCTTTCATAGTCGCAGTATCATCAAATGGATTACGACGACCATTAGATTCAGCTACCAGAACGCTAAACTCAATCATCTTAATAAAACATTTATCGAAGTCGTCGAATGTGCGGTTATTGAATCTTCCTTCACTTAGGATACTAAATAAATCTTCGTCAATAGGTGACGTCGACTTCTCTAATGCGTCTAATGCTAAATCTCTAGCATCTTGTAAATCACGATCGGTTATGCTTGACATGTTAATCTCCTGGGTAAGTTTAATAATTTAATAATGATATATGGTAGAACTTCAATGTAATGAAATATACTTGAAATGTTTTTGATTAGTTTGTTCCCTTCTGCGACAGGTCCGATTGTACCTTATCTAACAGTGCGACATTCTTAGTTTTACGTACTAACTTAGCATTTTCATCAGTCTCTAGATATGGGTTTAGTACAGCCCATCCAAATGGTGACGATTTTGGTAAGTTCGCAACAGAGCCAATTTCTATAAACGATGCATGGATATGTTTAGTAGGATCGTTTAAGTCAACGACCTTTTTACCAGACCCCGATGACTTCTTGGCATCCGACTCATCAATTGCACGTGACGTTACGCCAATCAACATGTTATCTGTAGTTACTTGTACCGTAGCGATCTCCCCATGGCCTGTATTTATTCGCGTCAACGTGTCTGCGGTAATACTGCGGTTAATAATACCTTCAACGTTACGTTTAGTTACAGGTAGTCCACGTTCGCCCGTAAACGAATCCTTAGCTGCGTTACATAGATCCCACTGGGCCTTCTGTATCTTGCTACGTAGTTCAGACACAACGTATTCAATACAAGTAAGGTAGCGACCCCATAGATTAGCAAGATGTTTATTATCCTTAGCGCTAATGTGTGTGGTTTCTATAATGACGTAATTTAGGAAGTCATAAATAGTTTCACAGATTACCCCTTCATGCAGTAACTCATGTTTAAACTTATGATCTATATACTGTTCGATACTTTTGAGGTGATCTTCAATCATTACGATATGTTTAGCATCGTTATAATTCAACTCGCCGTGAATTGAGTAACCTAGCAATAGGCACCATAATGTTACATTATCAAGATGCTCCACTGGCATACGATCGCCATGAAATGACGTAACATAAAACAATGTACCTATTAGAATCTCAGCATGTTGCGTTAACTCTTCACGTGGGAGCACTATAGCGAACTGTGAGCGCTTTTCACGTTTAAAAGGTAATGGTGCTCTACATACGGCATACTCTTCTGTATCGTAGTCTGAGAGAGCAGTATCATTAACATTAACAATGTTGATGTCGATGTTTAAATACTTCTTAAAAGTCTCATGTACACCGTACTTGGCAAATAACCATGCTGCTAACGGCGGTCTAAATGCCTTTGACCCTTTCTTATTAAAACGATGTAGGTCGTTTGTTATCGGTAGCCAGAAGTTACAAGGTGCTCCATTAACAGTAAAGTGGCGGTTAGCACGTTCAAAGTTAACTGGGTTTGCATCGAATGCAACGAAGAACCCTTTTGGTGTAATTGATAACCCACGTGTCTTTATTACAGGTGATATCGTATACTTAGTACCTGATATCTGTGTAATGCCGCCACGTCTAACGAATGGGATCTGTACACAACGTTTAATAACAGAATCGCGGTTCTTAAATAAGTAACGAACAAAGTAAGTGTCGGTAGGAGCGTATTGATATCCATCCAAGCTGCTACTTCTATTTGACTGTTTATTCTTTTTATTACCACGTTCCTGATATTCTTCTTCAGGTGTTAATAACTCATAATGCATATAGTCAAAGTCAGCGGGTAGCCTTGGTTCGTTTTCTTTCTTAAGTAATGTACATAGCAACTGATGTATATACAAATGCAGGTCTTGCATCTGTGAGTATGCTACACCATTACCTATGAATGGGTTTATTTTTGGTATGCGTCCGTCAACTTCGTTAAATATTTTATCTAATGCGTCTGATAACATGTTTATGCACCTTTATATAGTCCTGCGGCTAATCCAATAACGCCTAAAATATGAGGCGCTACTTTCATCCACTCGACACCATTCTTCCTTGCGGTTGATTGCTTGTCGTATTCTGATTTTACTTCCACTTCTGCTATTTTAGATGCAGCCTCTATATTCTTCTTCAAGTTATCAACGGTTCTCTCCTGTTCAGCTAGTGTGTAATTAAGATACTGTTTATCTAATTCGAGTTTGGCTATTTTAGAATCTGCCTCGGCAGTGGCAGTTATCTCCATACGTCGGTTGGCATCTATTATCTTTTCCAGTTCTACTTCTTTCTTAGATAATTTAGCCATCGCGGCGGTTAGTTCGCCTCCCGATGTTTCTGCTTCACCCATACTCTTATAAGTTCTGATCTCCGACGTGGGATCATCTATTATATATCTGGTTATTTTGAAATCGTCCGCAGTCCCCAGTGCGATATAGATACCGTCTGGTAACGTAACATTATTAATAGTCGGGATCTTATAAGGAGACCCATTTATATTAACATATCGGTTGCCGCATAAAGCATATAAATCTACCATAATAATACGGTAGGTCAGTGCTTTAGTATTTATTAATGTTGTTAGTGCGTCGCCCGCTACAGTGTTTGCATATGGATGTTTAGGTATTTCATTTCCCTGCTTCATAGTTATTAGTAAATCTAACGTGTCTATAAAGCTCCCTCGACAACCCTCAAGTTCATTGTACGATACAGTGAACCGTAATGAGTGTGTCCCGTCTCTAGTGCTAGGTTGTGCAAGTAATGCACGGTACGCCTCCTTTGAACGTGATAATACAGTGTCGTCATTAACCATCCTTATAAGGACTTCTCGTTTTGCCGTGATACTGTAGATAACTTCGAATGTTCCTGTGTAAGTAGTGGCGGTGAATGTAGAAGGTATTGTATCTACACGCCCATCTCGCCAAACAACCGTTACAGTTTTACCCGTAGTATTCACAAACCCTATATGCATAGATGACTGCATCCGGAGTTTGGAGGCGTCACATATGACTGGTTCTATGTCTAATTTATTTATCATAATACTGCCTTTATAAATGTAACTACAGTACTATGAAATATACTTGAAATGTTTTTCAGTTGGTTACATAATTATAACTACAGTTGTTAAAAACTACAGGTTACTGTAGAGACAAATAAAAAGAGGGGCCTAAGCCCCTCTTTTTTATGTTGATGCTAAACTACTGTTTAGTTACCAGCAAGGTCACCAAGAACTAAATCACCTGATGAATCAGAAGCTAATGCTTGTACAGATTCGATGATTGTAGATGGTTTAGACTGAACGTATTCAGTAATACCTTCAATGATAAGAACACCAGTAATAGGACAGTTAACGATGTGAGTGTTACGTGGTTGTACTGTAACTTCGTTTGCTGTACCTTCATTACGTGTAAGGTTAGTATCAGTGATAAGTTCAGGTACCCATAAGTGGTTACCGAAGTTAAGTGGGTTAAGACCGTTTTGGCCATCAGACACTTTAAAGAACCACTGTACACGACCTCTCCAACGATTGTCGGCTGTAGTAACAACTTCGTAATCGAATTGGTCACCAAGTGTACGTTTGTCAGCTGACTTTTCAATCCAGTTAGCGATAACAACGTCAGTACCGATGATTACTTTCGGTTTAGTCATTGTGTAACCAGATAACATTTCAAGTGCAGGTTGGAAACGAGATTCTTGAATCGCACGAACAACTTGCTCGCGGATGTAACCAAGGATCATTGCAGCCAAGTTTTCATCTTGGTCTTTTGTTTCACGTGCAGCTGTTACGTTACCTACGATGATGTTTTTCTCATCGAACCATGGACGTACGTAGTGACGACCAACACCTTCAATTGAAGGAACTTGGTATTCGTTTTCAGCACCAATTGACGCAACCACATCTTTCAACGTTTCAGTAACGTTTAAGATTTTAGTAACCGCTTGGTTAGAGTTACGGATACGAGCAGCAGTGATAAGGTCTTCGATTGCTTGACTGTTATCAGTACGGCCGATAGGTTTACGTGATGTAATTGGAGAACCTAATTGGATTTTGTAACGTTCGCGTTCTACTACAGAATCAACTAAGATACCTTTAGTACGACGGTTAGCGTTTGAACGTGCTGCTTTGTACACGTAACCAACTGGTAAGATTTCAATAGCGTCTACGATTGATTTACCTTGACCTGATGCAACGCTGATTGATTCGCGTGCTTCATTCATTAAGTTAAGGATTTCAATAGCACCAACTAAAGAAGATTCAACACCTGTTTGGATGTTTAAACGGTTACGAACTTCAACTGTAAAGTTAAGTTGGTATTTGTTACTTGCAACTTCGTCTAGCGCTAATAAAGGTGCGCCTGCAACATCTTCAGTACCTGATGATAATGAGAATGTAGAACCAACGTAGCTCAATTCAAGTTCCATACCGTCACCTTCTTGTGACTTGTTGAACGTTGAACGTGCAGTGTTTGCAGTTTTAACAGAGAAGATTTGTAGGTCTTCTTTTTTACCGCCTTTCTTACCGATTGTGAAGTAAAGTGTTTCAAGCTCTACACGACCAGATAATTCATCTGATTCGTCAAGAATACCAGAACTAACTAAACCAGTATGTGCAGATAATTCAAGTAAGTTTTTCTTACCAGAACCAAATGCTAATGGGTTAGTGTTAACTGTGTAATCGCCAACTTCTTTAGCTACAGGCTGCATTAAATCGGTAGACACGAAGTTAGAGCTGTTAGCACCATCTTCAAGCATGTACGGTACGAATGCAATTGACTTGTCTTCAAGTACAGATGCATCAGTAGCACCGTCTAAGATGTTACGACGGTTGAATGGACGGCTGTCTTTAGAACGAACCGCGTGACGTACAGCACGATGTACCATAGTCTTTTTGATTTCGATCAATAAACCAGCTTCTGTTGGGTCGGCTACGATAGTAGGCATGATTGTTTCTGCGAAGTTGTCTTGGCGAGCAGCCTGCATGTTGAAACGGAAAGAAGCAGCCATATGTTTATCAAGGCTTTGCTCTGTAAAGTATTCAAGAGCAATCGGGTCCATACCTTGGTCCATTTCACCAGCTGAACCGTTGTTTACAACAGGACCTTCACTATCGTGAGATTCTAATGCAGGGAAGTCGTTGCTCATAGCTTTTTCAGCATATGCAACTGGGTTACCTGATGCCATTGCGATAATCGCGCCAGCTTCTACTTGTGCATCTGTAAGGTCTTCTAAAGCAGTACCTTGAGTACTAGCAGCCCAACCTTGACGGATTTTATCACCAAGTTTAGTTTCAAGAGTTTCACGGGTGATAGAAGATTTTGCATCAGAGAAGCTTTCTAGACCGATGATGTTACCAACTGGTGCAGCCTGCTTTAACTCAGACTCATTTGTAGCAAGTAGGTTTTGACCTAATTCAGTAAGCTTAGTACCGCCTACACTTGCTGTGGTTTTTGATAGTTTTGCCATTGTGGAATTTCCTTGTTTACTTAATTAAGTAATGGTTATTAATGATAAAGCATTGCTAGCGAAGCTCTAACAAAATTTCTCGTTTACATACAATTGGGTTAGAAGCGGTGATTCACGAAAAGCGGACGATTTATCAATAGAACCGTTCTGCACTCTTAGACAACCATGCATCTTCTCAAGTATGCTACATATTAATGATTTTGGCTCAGCTGTTCCTAAATCACTAGACTGTACGTCAAAAGCACACTCCCCTATAATATAGATAACAGTTCCATCGGCTGACGCTTCAAAACGGAAAGACACGTTTTGCTGTATCGCTGCGGCTGTAACCATATTATCCCAAATAATTTCTTCAATATTACAATTGCGAACAATTAATTCTATCTCAGGAATATCTGGAAGTGAATGTACGAACAAATTTTGGTACATAGAATAAGTATCATCCTTACAAAAATTACCCTTTGTTAATAATTTTAAAAACTCTAATTGGCTTTTATGATAATTAATAACATCGTGACGTGATACTATAGTAGAATCAATTTTAGTAACAAACTCATCTAAGGACGTGCCCGTTTCATTTAATGTCTGGTTCAGCCAGTCTGGAATAAAGCATAGTTTACTCATGGGTCATCTTCCCCTCTTATCTAGTTAGGTTAATATAATGGAACAAAAAATAGCGTTAGTAAATTGTCTTGCACTTCTTCACCTTGAGAACCTACAAACAGAGAGTGGCACATATAAGTCACTTATCAAAAAGACCACTGACTTAATTAGAGTACCTGATATGGTAAGCGAAGGTGATGGGTACTCTGCATTATCAGGAGTCCGTCGTGTCGTTACCGATCTGTCCAGTGGCGAAATAGAATTCGACATAACAACGGTATTACAAAAGATACGCGTTTATTGTTCGCTCGACCAGAGTTTCTACCAAAGTATCAAAGAAGCAATGGAGATAAGCTACGACACTGATAAAGATATAAAGAAGGCCATCTCTGCAAATATTTCACACCTTCATCATTTTAATAACTCATCAGAATTTAGAAAGTTAATAAGTAAAGCATCGTTTACGATTAACAATGATACTAGCGCGGACTACAAGACAGTAGCAGCGGCATTACAAGACGACATAGCTAAAGTTACCAAGAATGCAAACGTCGGTGAGAGTGGCACCTTGGTGGCATCAGTAGGTACTGTTAACCGTGACGGTATGGCTGAGATATTCGAGAATACCAAAAAACAATTAAATGGTAACACACTTAAGTCAGGTTGGAAAGGACTTAATCGAATGCTTGGTATTAATGGCGGTTTTGTACCCGGTGAGCTATGTCTTATGCCTGCGCTACCGCATGAGGGTAAGACACTATTCTCTATGCTTACATTTATAAGCCTTGCCGTATTTAACGATCCTAAGAATTTTCTACCTGAGGGTAAAGAACATCTTAAACCGATGTTACTAGATTTATCGTTTGAGAATGAATTAGAAGTTAACTTACCAATTGCTTATCGTGCCTTAAAAGAGAATACAGATAAAGTCTCAGTTAACATCATGGACATCGATTCAAAAGAAGCGGCTGATTATATTTGTGATACATTGCTTGATAAGCATGGGTGGCATTATCAATTCGAGCGACATATCAACTCTGACTTTACGATCGGGAACATGCGTGAACGTATGGCCTATTACGAAAGTCTTGGTTACCATATTGTTGGTATTCGTGCCGATTACCTAGGTACTATAAATCGTGCAGGTTTAGGTAATGGTACTATCGGTTCTGATATACGTGAATTATATCGTATTGCACGTAACTTAACCTCGCCTAAGAAATGCCTGCTACTGGCACCACATCAGTTATCTCCTAAAGCAAAAGAATTAAAATCAATGGACCCGTTGAAGTACGTGCGTATGTTACCGGGTAAAGGTATGTATGATGGCTGTACCACTATTGATAATGAAGCCGATTTAGAACTGTACTTTGGTATTACTAAAGTTGATGACCGTTCATACTTAGAAGTACAGCGTGGTAAACACCGTACGTTAGTAGATACACCTATGGCACACCGTTACCGTGTATTCCCATTCAATGACATCGGTACATTACCGTGGGATTTAGATGGTGACCTAGACCTTAGTCTTAAATCTGTAAATGCGGAT